CTAAGCATATATGTAAGATTACTGGTATTAAATAAGTTTATCCTAAGTTTTAATAAATTTAATTGTGCAGAGTGCTAATTTAATAGAGGTATTAAGTTAGCACTTTTTACAAAATGAGGTGATAGTATGAAAGTTGAACCAATAAGATCCAAAGATGATATTAGAAATATGTTAGAGATTTTAGGATATAGAAACCCACGAAATAAAATATTATTTGCAATAGGCATATATACAGGACTTAGAATATCAGACATATTAAAGCTAAGAGTAAAAGATATTTACTGTAAAAATAGATTAGAGGTTAAGCAACAGAAAACAAAACAATATGTATATATTCCTATCAATAAAGAATTGAAGAAGCTTATAAAGGAATATGTGGAGAGTAATAACCTTAATAAGAATGATTACCTAATAAAGAGTAGACAGGGATATAACAAACCCATAACAAGGGAAAGAGCCTATCAGATACTTAATGAAGCCAGTAGGGATATAGGACTAGATACGAACATAGGAACACACACAATGAGAAAGACAGCTGGATATAACTTATACTATGCCAGTAATAAAGATATAGGTTTAGTTATGAATATCTTAGGGCAGAAGGATATGGGAAGTACATTAAGATATATAGGTGTGAATGATATAGATATAGATAAATGTATAAGAAAACTTAGTTATTTATAATGAGTTACTTAAAAAGGAATAACAATAAACTAATAATTAAAATAAGTCCAGAGCGCTTATATAAGAAGGGTTACAAAGAATTGGAGTAGTTTAACATTCTATAATAATAATAAACTCAACAGGCAAATCAGAGGCAATAGACACCAAATAATTGATAAAAATACATTCAAAATTTATAGCAAATTTAAAACCAAAATAAAATACCCAAGAAGCTTATGACGAGAAATATAAAAATATAGGTCGGAGTTATGAAGATAATCCCCCCCTAAAAATTTTTAAATTTTTCTGTCAGGAAACCGAGGGAAGGACTTTCAAAAAACACACAAGCCAAAATATAGGGGGGTGTAGGTATTGGAAAAAGTAATAAATATTAAAAATATAGAAAAAAATAAAAAGATAAAAAAAGAGTTATCCAAATTAAACAAGATTTTCAAAGATATACCAGAAGATAAAAAAAATGTTGTAAAAGGTTTAATTGAAAATGCTGCTTTTATGGGTGTAACTCTAAAAGACTTGCAAGATCTAATAAATTCTAAAGGTTATACAGAAGAATATCAAAATGGAGAACATCAAAAAGGAACAAAGAAGTGTCCAGAGGTAGAAATTTATAACACTATGATAAAAAACTACACCAATGTAATTAAACAACTTATGGAGCTACTGCCAAAGAAACCAGATGATGACGATGGATTTATGGCTTTTGTAATGAGTAAAAACGATATTTAGGGGGACTAAATATGAAATTTAAAATTTTAATCGATAGAAAAGAAAATGATAAATACATAATCCAACAACTTAATAAATTCACAAAAATAGAGCGAAAAGGACTTTTATTCGGAGATTACATAGCAGAGGTAAACACATTAACTGTTCCAGTAATAATAAAAAGACTTTCAAACTATGAAGATTTTTTTAATACTCTATTAGATCCTAAAAAAGATATTAATAATAACAATACATTTTTTAAAGGTTTCAAAAGAGCAGCTGAAAACAACAAAGATATTATTCTACTGGTAGAAGATGAGCGCTTTTATAAGAAATTATTTTCCGATGAAATAAGAAATAAAGTTATGCAACTAGAAGCTTTATATCCAAATTTAAAAATAGTTCCGATTTCTAAAACTATTACGGCAAAATATATTTATTTGACTTTATATTACAGAGCTAAAAATTTTAATAAGAAAAAAGGAGCCTAGAAATGAAAAAAGTAAAAATGATAAGTGAAAAAGAATTGGATTTAATAAATGATTCTTGTTGTAGTTTTATAGCTATGTACTGTGCTTTAAATAATATTGAATCAGAAGAAGAACAATGTGCAGTTTTTGACAAGATGTATAATGAAGATCTTATATCTATATTTTTAAAATTTAAAGAAGATTTTTATCCTAATACAGAAATGAATGAAGAAGAATATTTAAAATATAGTTCAAAGGTAATAACTGAAACCTTCGGAACAGAAGTAATAAAAAAATTTATAACAGAGCATAGCAAAACATTAAGCTGATAGTAAAAAGACAGTAACTATGATAAAATATATTTAAGCAATAAAAAAAGAGTAGTTACTGCAATAACCACTCTTTCTTATGTTCCCACTAAGAGAACAGCTCCCTCAACAGAGCAAAATTCATTTGTTATTTTTATTATACTAAAATGACAACAAAATGACAACAAAAAACATCAACTCTATAGTGGGACCAACTAAAAATTTTTAATGGAGGTCCAAATCAATGTATGAATTAGAAAAAGCAAATTATAGCTATTATCAAGCAGATAATACAGTTCAAATAAAAAAATATCTAGGAGAAAATCCAACATTATTAATGACAACAATAATTAGAGCCTTAAAAGGTGAGAAGTCTTTAGTTCTAGCACCTACTGGAAGTGGAAAAACTAAAGAAATGATAACAATTTTAAAAGAGCATGATATAAAAGCAATTTTTATAGTTCCAAATGCTTTTAATGTTGAACAAATAAAACAGGAATATGATATTTCTGGCGCCTCTGGAGATACTCCAGTAATGAAAGAAATTCAAAAAGGAAACTTAATAGCTTTAACATGGGACAAGTTCGGACAGTTAGACGAAAGTATATTAAAAGATTATATAGTTGTACTTGATGAAGTACATCAAACTTATATAGATATGTTTAGAATAAATAAAATAAACAAGTTATATGAGAATTTAAGAAGCTGCAAAGGAGAAATACATATAACTGCTACGCCTAATAAATTAAACTTTGAACAATACAATTACATATTAGAATATAAACAAGAAAATAAAACAAATTATAATGTGTTTTTATATGACAAGATAGACGATAAAAAAATAATTGAGATAACTTCTGGAAGTAAAAAGTTCGCATTATTTAAAAATGACAAAAAATATCTAGACTTTATGAAAGATAGTATATTAAATAAATCCATTGACGTTGTAACAAGCGATTTAAGAGATTTTTCAAAGGCTTACAATGAAATAGTTGAAAAAGGTACTATAAACGAAATAGAAGGCTTATGTAATACATCAGTATTAGTTGCAGGAGTTAATATAAAAGAGCCTAATATAACAGATATAATAATTATCGGAGAGAAGGATATTGCAACAATAAAACAGTATATAGCACGATTTAGAAATTTAAAAACTGTAAATGTACATATTTTTAATAATTATAAAGACGATAGTAAAACTTATGAGATAGAGTGGTTAATTCAACAATTAATTAATGAAATATCAGGACAAATAGAAAAATTCAATCTAGTTAAACCAGAAGATAATTTTATACTAGAAACTTTAAATATAAAACCTATTGGACTAGAGAAAAGCAATTTTTATTATCTAAATGAAAATACCAATAGATACGAAATAAACGAAATAGGAATACGAAATCATGCTTATACAAATTATTATAATAAAGCTGCGATAAATAATTTTAAAGTATTACTGGAAGAATATTTCAACCACATAGAAATAATTGAACTAGATGATCCAAACAATAAAGCAAGAAAAAAGTACAATGAAATAGTAAAAATAGAAAAAGAGCAAATATTAGAAGAACTAGAGCCACATAAAAACGAACTTGTTGGTGCTGTTCAACTTCTAACAGGGAATATAAATAATGAAATAGAAAAATACTTAGATGAAATAAGAACTACTCCAGAAGCTCAAAGAGAGATTTTAAAAGACTATAAAAATTATATAAAAAATAATAATATAGCAAAAATATTAAAGATATATACAAAGTATGTTATAAATAACGAGTTCCCTTATGATATAGCTTGGAGCATAGCAATTAAAGGAAATAGGTCAAGAGGTAAAATATTTGCACAAATAAATAACATTACATATAGAAAAATTGAAAAAAAATATAAAAAATATATAGATGATACAAATATAGAAAATAGATTATATAGACAAATAGTAAAATATTTTAAACCGAATATCAGTTATACTACCGAACATTTAGAAATGTTTATAGAAGCTTTTAAAAATATAGCACCTATAAAAATGACAACTAAAGAACTATCAGAAAAGCTAAATATAATATTTAAAATTGATGTAAAAATATTAAAAAGTGGCAACGCAGTAGACAATAATTTTCTTTATAAAATAGTTCCTACTCAGTTGCCAGATAAAAAAATAAAAATTTTCACAATCGTTGATTTTACCACGATAGAAGATTTAAAGGAGCAAAATAACTGGTCGGAAATTGACACAAAAATTTTAAAAAATTTAATCAATAAAAGAGTTAGAGAAATTGATAAAAAAGTTAAAAAAATAGAATATGGTTTAGATGTATTTGAAGCTTAAAAAGTAGGGTTTTATAACTCTACTTTTTTATTTAGATCCAAAAGGCAATAACCCAAAGAATACTCCAAATTGATAAAGCTATAAGAAATATTAGTAAGGAAAATAATAATAAAGATGATACAAATAAAAACATTTTATCACTCCTTTTATTATTAGTATGGACACAATGGAAAAATTGGATACATAGTTACATTATGAGTAATTATTGCATTATTTAATTATTGCATCATTTAATTAAAACTATTACTATATAGGTAGGAGGTGGTTAAAGTGGCAGAAAAAACTATGACAATACGATTAGATGAAGATCTTCATAAAAAAATAAAATTAAAATCTGTTCAAGAAAATAAGAGTATAAAAAATTATATACTTGGTTTAGTTTTAAAAGATTTAGAAGAAGATAAAAAAGATAGTAATTAGAGGTGAATAAATAAAAAAAAGAAGCCACCTTCTAAAAAGAAAATGACTTCTGGACAGTATGTAATACTATCACTCGCAATTTTAGTATAACATATTCCCCAGTAAGTCAGAAAGGGGATAAATATGTTAAAGGATATAAAAAGAATAGGATATAAACAATATAGCTGCAAAAATAGTTGTATTATATTTTCTAATTTTTTTAGTTGTTTTTTTATAATATTTTAGCTTAAAAAAGTAAGGAGGGATATTATGCAAAAAATAGAAGGATTAGAAATAAATACGAAAGCAGCTAAAACCGAAACCGAAACCGAAACCGAAACTACGTTAATTTTTATTTTAAGGCTGATTTTTAAATCGTTTAAATTTGGTTTGTATCTATTTGTAACGCTTTTAGAATTATTTATTAAAGTCATAAAAATTCTTTTTTTACAAGATTATCAACCTTTTAAAAAGGTTATAGATAGTAAGAATAATTTTTTTAATCAAATTGCATCTAAAAATATAAATAGATATAAAATTCAATTTGCATCAGAAATATTAGCTAGACATGAATACAATTTTCAACGTAGCGAACAATTTTTAGCACAGTATAAATACTTACAGGACAAATTAAAAGAAATATCCAACAATGAAATAAAAATAAATGATGATATTTATAAAGATATATTTAAAAGAATTTCTATACTCGTAGCTGAAGCTGAAAATGTTGCATTAAAAGAAGGCTATAACCATGCAAAGAACACTCATTACAAGTTATATGATGATGAAATATATAACGATTTTGTCCGAGATAGAGTTCTCAAAGGTGAGGGCGAAATTGACTGGAAGGATTTAAAAGAGAGGTTAGATCATGATAGATAGATATTTATTTAATGGAGAGAGAGCAACATTAATTTTAGGCTATGAGGATTATTACATAACAACTACTGGAAGGGTTTTTAGTGCTAAAAAGAAAGTTGAATATGAAACCTTAAACGGAGTGAAATATCAAGCTATAGTTTATAAAGAATTAAATCAAATGAATGTAAAAGGCTATAAAGTTGTTAGTTTATCCAGAAGGAAAGAAGGGGCTAAAAAATTTTATATACATGATCTAGTGTATAGAAATTTTATTGGCGACTTTAATAAACATTATTTTCAGATAAAACACATTAACAAGAAAAAAGAAGATAATAATTTAAATAATTTAATGCTTGAATTTAGAAAAAAAGATAGTAAATTTATAGAGAAATATTTTTATCAAAAGAAGCTTTTAAATTGTTTAAATGAATATTAATTACTACTTTCTGGACTAACTTGCCTTTGAGAGGGTATACCAATTTTAAAGATTATAGAGAGTGGTTTACACCTTGAAAAATAAACAATAAGAGAGGTCAAGAGGGTATACCACTCTTAAGCAGTATACCAAGAACTTAGTTTAAAATTTTGATTAACATTTTAGAGAGAATAGGGGGATTTGAATTGAATAAAGATAGTTATGTAGCAGCAATTAAAAACATGATAGATAATATAGATAATATTGAAAATATAAAAAGAATATACAGACTTGTCATGTATATTTATTGCAAGAAGGGGGATTAAAAACAAAATGAAAGAATACATAAAAAATTTAATTGACTCAATAGATGATGAAAAAAATTTAAGACTAATTAAAATATTTATTGAAGGATTTATTAAATCTGACAAATAATAAAGTCAACAAAAAAGTGGCATAGAATTAGGTATTCTATGTCGCTTTTCTTTTTTTATTAATATTTCAACATTGCTGAAGGCGAAGAACTTAAAAAATTGCGATTAGAAAATATCGAATTACAAATTTCACCTAAATTATTTTTCCATTAAAAGAAATAATTAAAAATCAACTAAAAAACAGGTAAAAACAGGTTTTGGCCTTCTGACCATTTTCTGACTATGCGAAAAAATACTAAAAAAATACTGGCATAAAAGACAATGTTTTATGTCATAATGCTTAAATTTGTTGAAATATCAATAATTTTATTTAATAGGTCAGTTTATATGTCAGAAATCAAATTTATTTTTAGTAATTTATGGTAATTATGCTTACTTTGTGTTACAATGAAAGAAAGAAAAACATTTTAATATATAAATAAAAGGAGGTTTTAAAATGCCAAACGTAAACGTTAGAATTTCAGATGAACAAAATACAAAATTAAAAAAAGTTATTGAAGATATCGAAAAACAGATGCCAGAAGGTGGAGAAGTTAGCAATTCAACAGTTGTTAGAAAGGCCATAGATAATTTTATAAATGAAAGAGATAGGGTTAAATTAACCTTTGATTTAAATTCTTTATCAGAGGAAGAATTGAAAGCTTTATATGGATTAGTTGTTAAAATGTATGAGGTTATTCCAAAAGCAACATGGGAAGGTAGTCCAGAAGCTATAGTATGTGATCTAATGGAAAGTAAATTTATTAATTTAATGAAATCTATTTCAAATTTACAAATTGAAAAAGGCTATTTAAATAAAAATGGAACATTAAAATAAGGTGGTGAAAATATGAATAGAGAAGAATATAAAGCAAAAAGAGAAGAATTAATTAAAGAAGGTCAAAGGCTAATTGATGCTAACAAAATAGAAGAATTTAACGAAATAAAAGACAAAATCGAAAAATTAGACGATGATTTCGAAAAAGAAGCCGTTGCAAAAGCTAATTTTAGAGCTTTACAAGACAATAATAATTTTGTTCCAGGATATATGCAAAGTAATAATACTGTCACTTTTGGAAATGGTGGACATATTACAAAAGAACAACATACAAAGTCATTATTCATAAATAAAAATGAAAAATTTGCTGATAGAATAAAAGTTTCCGAAGAAGATAAAGAAATATTCGGACATGAGGGAGCTTTAGGAGAATTAATAAAGGGTGTTGTTACTGGTAAATGGGATAATAAAGCTATGAAAAATGCAATAACAACTACAACATCAGGAGTATTAATTCCAGCTATATTATCATCACAAATAATAGATTTAGCTAGAAGTATATCTCTATTTACAAGTGCAAACGTTCCTATAATTCCGATGGAAACAGATAATATGAAAATAAGTAGGGTTAAATCAGATCCCATATTTAAATTTAAAAAAGAAGGAGAAGCTGCAACAGAAAGCAATATTGAACTTGATGATGTTAATCTAAAAGCGAAAACTTGTTATGGTTATGCTTATGTTACATTAGAAGCTATAAAATCAAGTAAAAATTTAGAGAATGTAATAAGAAATACCTTTGCTCAATCAATAGCACAAGGAATAGATAAAGCTTTTTTATATGGACAATATAACGAAACAGATTCAAAATTTGATGATTTCGCACCAGTTGGAATACTTAATGATACAGATATAAATTCAATTACTGCAACAGCAAACTCTGGTTATGATGATATTATAAAAGCTATTGGAAAAGTGAAAAAAGCAAATGGAAATCCAACAGTATTTGGATATAATTCAGAAACAGAGGAATTGCTATCTTTATTAAAAACAACAGAAGGACAATATTTAGAAGCTCCAAAATCTGTTCAAAACTTAAATCATATAGTTTCTAATCAATTAGCTTATGATTCTTCAGATGGTAGTGATGCCCTTGTATTTGACCCACAAGCCTTATTAATAGGTCTACAAGAAAATATTCAAATAAAAATTATAGAAGATGAAAAATGTTTAAAAAATGGATTAGTTGGTTTCCAAATATTCACTATGCAAAATTGCTCAACAGTTTATGCTAAGCATATATGTAAGATTACTGGTATTAAATAAGTTTATCCTAAGTTTTAATA